CACGAAAGACCAGGCGGGTGATCCTTTCATGGCATTCAGGGAATACCTTGAGTGCACGAAGGAAAATCTGCGTCCTGCCACGTCTGTGGAGTTGAAGTCCTCGGATGGGAAAGCTCTCTTTCGAAAGATAGGCTCGACGCCTTATTCCGGACGGAGAGATCGCTCAGCACCGCAGGCGATGACTCAAGACGATCAGGACATGATGAAGTCTTTGAATCTCAAGTCAGATTGGGTGTTACCACCCACCGGAACGGTAGCAATGGAGGATTCATTGCGTTCTCAAGCGGCTCGTCAGAAGATGGATGCATCTTTTGAGATGACAATGGATGATTTTTGCATCTTGTTGTCTCGTTACATCCATAAGAACATCCGTTCCGGAAAATCTCTCAATTGTGGGATTCGAGGGATGATCGCCTTCATGGACTCTTTCGAAGACAAGAGCTCAGCCTGGACAGCGAAATGGCACAATTTGAACAAACGTGACATGGTACTTCGTTTCCGCTCTCAGTTGATAGCCATAACGTACGCTCGTTTGGCTTTGCGGGCGACCATGTGGGACAAGCTTCCCACCATGACGCCGCAGGAGCGTATCATGCACGGGCTGGCTGACCCAAAAGACAATTCAATCAAGAACGAGTCTCATGACACGGACAAAGCCTCTGCGAAGCGCTGGCGTCACATTTGGGCCTCGTCGGTTGTCGATTTGATGTGTCAGTTTTACTCGAGCGAAGCCCACAACAAAGACGACATTGAGGCGTACCAGTCTTGTGAGGACCATCACCATACGTCAGGAATGGGACATCATGACGAAGGAGTGCAGCGGATTGGCGCAGCTATTACCCACCAATTTCCTTCCGGCCACGTAGTCTCAGACGACGCCAGCGGCTGGGATATGAGCGTGAATGCCGATCATCTCGTTTTCGATGCCACTTTGCGTGCAGTTGCATGGCACGCGGCCGGTTATGATGTCCCCCCTGAGCAGTTGTTGGGCATGCAGTTTGCGACACTGTTGGATGCTTTCTCGCATTTGGGCCATGTCTTGGTCTGCGGGAGCCAGGTGTGGCAAACTGTGAAGCACGGCATGGTGCCCTCCGGCTGGTTGAACACGACGGCAACCAACAACCACATCCGTGGAGCTTCCAGTTACGTGGCGGGCTCGCGGAAATTTATCACTGGCGGAGACGACCTCTTGTCAGATGTGGTGTTGAATGAGAATGCCTTGAGGAAGCAAGGTGTGATAAGCAAGGGCCACAAGATCTCCGATTGGCGGAAAGGCGAGCCCGTGCTTTACACTTCGCATGAGTTCACTTATGATGAGGAGTCTGACTCTTGGACCGCGAAGTTTATGAATCTTTCCAAGTCTGTTGCCAAGCTTTTGTTGCGTTTTCC